ATCTGAGTTGATATAATGGTGTGGACTATCTGAAAAATTCCGAACCGAACTAATAATAAAACTCTTCGTGCTGTTCGACCCTGTGACTGTTTCTCCTGCTTGGAACTGTCCTTGTATATCGTTTAATACGAGTTGTTTATTGGTTGGGTCGATGTTAGTGACAAATCCAAATGCCGAACTGGTAGAACCTACTACCTTCTCTCCTTGGAGAAATTTGCTGTCCGAACTGGATACGATATCCGACTGTTGGTTGCTGACCAGTGCTTTACCACTGTATTTTCTTGCAATAAATCGTTCTAAGATAGACTGAGATTTGGGCCAATCATTAAAGGTTGCAAATTGGTCATTCACCATCCAGAATAACCAGTATAAAGTTGCATCTCCATACAGTTTAGTTGCAAGAACATCTGGTCTATCTTGGTCATTGACATAATAATATTCGTATCCTGTGATTGCTTCGTCACTGTTATCACTGACTCTAATATTACGAAAGATATCTTTTGCTTCTATTAGTTCACCATCATTCTTGACATCAAAGTCTATAGTTGGGTAATGTTTAAAGTATTTTTCTGACATTTATTAGTCTCCACCAAAAATTTCTTGAAGTTTGTAATATTGTGTATTCTGGCCTCTCCACATTTGTCTCTCATTATATTGTGGTACAACCTTATACTTTTTCCTGTCTGCTTCAGGCATACCAAGTAAATATGTTTCTGCAGCTTGTTGTGAAGTAAATTTAGAAGGTGGTTTATCACCATACTTAAGACCAGCTGCTTCAGTTGCTTCTTTTGCTTCACTTTGTAATTGTGCAGCAACTTCTTTCTCAAAATTCTCAAATTCACTCTTAACATCTTGTTTTGTACCTCTTGCATATGCAGAAACCCTATCACGATATCTAAGTCTATCAATATTAAGTATTTCTTGGAAAGAGAGATTTAAATTGATTCCATTAGGATAATGTTGCATTGCAGAATAATCACTTCTTCTAAACCCATCACTATCTTCATCTTGATATTCAAATGACTCAATAAATGACATATCTTTACCACCAGCATAGTCTACATCAACGGCAGTTAAGAAACAATTTTGTGGATGTTCTATATGTCCTAATATAGGGCCTCTAAAATCTATACTCCACTCTGCAGGCATTAACATCTGTCTTCTATTAGCATTCATAGACATTGGTAACATCATAAGTTTAAACCAATGGATTATTTTAGTGATTTCTTTTGCATCTGTAACATTATATGGATTTAAACTAAATGAATAACTATGATTTCTAAATGATACACCTTGGAAAGTATTAAATTTAGGATTACCTGTGACTACTCCACTCTGTAGTTGTTGAAATGATATCAAACTTTCTCCTAATTTTGCAAATTGTTCTTTTCCCATATCAACAGCATTTATTCCTTCTAAGTTTGATATATTATCCAATGCAATATCACCAAGACCAACTTCCCTTACTTCATAGTCAACATTAATAACATCTTTGACATTATTTGGGAAATACAACATAATAGTGCATTCATCTCCATCATGATATCCATCTCTGTCCTTTGATTCTACCAAACCATAATCATTAATATTTCCAGTTGCACCAGATGGTGAACCTGTGCCTTGATATTGTTTTGGAATAGTTCTAAATATAATCCAGTTATCAACAAATCTATTATTATCTGTTGGGAATCTTAATATTTCCCTACCTTCTGGTTTAACCTCTGCTTGAATTTGTGAGAGAGATTGACCTATAGCTTTTTCTGCTTCTGCTCTTCCTTCTGCATTTAATAATGCTTCTTCTGATATTTTAGATGGAATATTAGATAATTTAATACCTGTTTTCATTGCAATTAGGTCATCTAATGCACCACTTATTTTTGAATTAAATGATGCTCTCTGACCACCAAGTGCAGAGTTTAAGTCCTCTTTGATAGAACCAAGCAGTTTTGCTTTAAGGGATTTGAAAAAATTCATATAAATATCTCTATAAGGTTAATGTATGTATAAGGTATTTATATGAGTTACAAGGGAAGATTCAAGCCAAAGAACTATAAAAAGTATAAAGGTGACCCAACAAAAATTACTTATCGTTCCATGTGGGAACTAAGGTTTATGAAATATTGTGATAAGAATGATTCTATTCTAGAATGGAGTAGTGAAGAGATTGTGATACCTTATCGTTCTATTGACAATAAAGTTCATCGATATTATCCAGACTTCTGGATTAAATACAAACAATACGATGGTAAGATGGTTCAAGAGATAATAGAGGTTAAACCTAAGAAACAATGTGTTAGACCCAGTAAGAAAGGTAAACACTATGGTAAATATCTTCGTGAAGCAAGACGATATGCAATTAATGAGTCTAAATGGGATGCAGCGAGAGAGTTTTGTTTGGATAGAGGATATAAATTTAGAATATTAACCGAAGACCATCTAGTCAAATAGCAAGAAAGACGAGGGTTCTTATGTTTCATTCGTCTTTCCTAACTCTTCCAGACCTAGGGAAGGGTGCTACCACTTCATTATTCTCCTGTCTGGGATTATCCCCTACGACCTATGGGGTCATGCCGTTACTTTATTATAAATCCATATCTCCAAACCTCACTTAAATATTTGCTTCTTCTAACATTGAAAGAGGCACTCTGTATTGTTTACCTCTCATTTGAACTATTGCTTTCTTTAGTTTGACCTCAATGATTGTTCCAAGAGTCTTTTTAGTCTTTTGAACTACGAAGACAGTATCACCCGCTTTAAAAGATGCCTTTGCAAGTGCATCCAATACATCTTTACCGAAGTTGTAAACTTCTGCTAACTGTTCTGGAGTTTTAATCTTTGACAGTTCTTTAATTAATGTTTTATTCATATTTCCTCACTTAATTACAAGAGTATTATACAAAAATATGTACCTATCTGTCAAAGTGGTATAAATACATGTATGGCAGGATTATTCGACAAGTTAGAAAGAGAAGCCTTTAGAGGTGGAATCCAAGCAAGGACTAAAGAGTCCATGAGATGGTTTAGAACTCGTGTCTCTCAAATAAAAGGTGTCAATAGAAACCAATTAATGAAAGATGCAAGAAATAGAAAAAGGTTTATATATGGTGACATGTATATGTACATGTATGACCCTAAACATAAACAAACCTTACCTTATTATGATAGATTCCCTCTTACAATACCTATAGAACCAGCAAAAGGTGGTTTTTTAGGATTAAACTTGCATTATTTACCACATACATTGAGAGCTCAGTTTTTAGACCAATTATATGACCGAACAAACAACACTAAGTATGATGAGACAACAAGATTTAATGTCACATACAAGTTACTTAAAGGTATTAGTGGTAAACCATATTTTAAAGCATGTGTAAAACATTATTTAACCAGTCAGATACGAAGCAGTTTTGCAATAGTAGACTCAGCAGATTGGGAGATTGCAATATTTCTACCAACTGAATCATTTAGAAAGTCTACAATGGATAGTGTCTGGAAAGAAAGTAGGAAGAAAATAGCAGGATGAAATTAGAAAGATTTAAAGCACAGATGGATAATCTGCAAAGACCTAATAGATATAATATATCGATGTTTGGTACTGGTGCAAAGACTGGTGGTCTATCAATTAGAGGATTAAAATGTGATTCTGCAACCATGCCAGGCAGAGGTTTCTTTACTCAAGAGGAATCAGAATATGGGCCTAAAAGAGCAATCCCTCACAAACCACAATATGACCAGTTTGATTGTTCTTTTTATATGACAAACGATTTTGAAGAAAGAGAGTTGATTGAATTGTGGCAATCACAAATAAATTCATTTCAAAGTGGTAATTTTCACAGTAGATTTCATGATGATTATCGTGGAGTTATACTAGTAGAAATGTTAAACAAATACGACCAAGTTAATTACAGATGTATTATGACTGATGCATTTCCATTACAATTAGGTGTAATAAATGTAGGATATGAGAATACAGATGTAATGAAATTTAACGCACAATTTAGATACAGATATTGGAATAGTGAATTCACTAATTCTAAACCATCTAACCTAATTACTGGTTATTTGGATAAATATTTTTCAAAACTTGGAAACAAGGTAAGAGGTAAAATCGAAGACGCAATCTTTGATTAATTGATAGGAGTATATTATGGCATTACCTAAATTAAATACTATAGAGTATTTTTGTAAGTTACCTATCTCTGGTAGAGAAGCAAAATACCGACCATTCACTGTAGGTGAACAAAAGGTATTACTTCAAGCACTAGAAGATGGAGAAGTTAAAACGATATCTAACACTGTTGTCAACTTAGTTGACTCGTGTTGCACTTTAACTGAGTCGAAAGACACTGTTAGAGATTTATCGAATACAGACTTAGAATACTTATTCTTACAAGTAAGGATTAAGTCTGTTGGTGAAATCACCAATGTAGTACTTGGTTGTGAAAACCAACCTACATGTGATGGACAAACTACTGTAGAAGTAGATTTATCAAGTATTGATGTTGAAGGAGAAGTTAAGGATAATAAAATTATGTTAACAGATAGTGTTGGTGTAACTCTAAAAGTTCCTAATTTTAACGAAATACAATCAACTATTGGAGATATATCTGAAATAGGTTCTAAAGACATATTCAGTGTATTAGCACAATCAATAGAATCTATATTTGATGCAGAAGAAGTCCATAATAAAGGTGATTTTACAACCAAAGAGTTAAATGATTTTGTTAATGAATTATCTACAGAACAATTTAACAATATAATGGAATGGTTTAGTAGCTTACCAAAACTGATTAAGGATGTCGAATACAATTGCAGTAAATGTGGAACACAATGTAAGGTTAGGTTAGAAGGAATACAGAATTTTTTCGTCTAACCCTTTCTCATGAAACACTTGCAAATTATATTCAAACAAACTTTGGTTTAATCCAACATCATGGTTGGTCACTAAACGAACTGGATGATATGCATCCATGGGAAAGGGAAATATATGTTTCCCTACTACTACAACATCTCGAAGATGAGGAGTTGAAGTATAAACAAGCTCAAAATAGATAATAAGGAGAATATTATGGGTGACGATAGAGAAAGATTTAGTGGTGACATGAGTCGTA